ACGCTGTTTGCCTGTATCGTGGCCGTTAAGGTGCCAGACGCCAAGTCTGTAATTGTGACAGATCCGCCTAGATCGCCCGCGAGAGTGATGGTGAAATCATCAACATTGAAATCTAAGGTCCCGTCGCTGTCTTGATAGGCGACTGCGATCCCGCTTTCTGTATTGCTGGAGACCATCGCTCCGATGATGTCTTGGATTCTTTCTGCGTTTAGCGTTACATCACCAGAAGAAACGGTGAAGTCTGTAGCGTCAAATGTCGCGACACCCTTGTTTGTATCGGATGCGTCCTCCGCTGCAATCGTAACCGCTGCAGTCTCTGACCCGCTTCCAGATACCGTGATACCTTCCCCAGCCGCTATCGTTGCGACGTAGTTCCCGGTCGTATCAGTCCCTAGCGCGATGCTGTTTGCCTGGATTGTAGTGGTGATCGTTACGTCACCTAGATTTGTAACCGTTCCTGATCCGGCTACATCCCCAGACAAGGTGACCGTAAAGTCATCGACATCCAAATCAATCGTGCCATCTGCGTCCTGGTAAGTGACAGCAATTCCGCTTTCAGTGTTAGAGCTGAACATCGCCCCAACTAGGTCTTGGACGTGCTCCGTGTTGAGCCCGACGGTTACGCCAGCCGTTTCTGACCCACTATTTGAGACGTCTATGCCGGTATTAGAGGCCGTCACAGTGGCGACATAGTTTCCGGTGGTGTCAGTACCCAGGGCGACTGAATTAGCCTGTACGGTCGCTGTGAGCGTCGCAGAGGCTAGATCTGTTATGGTTACCGATCCGCCAAGGTCTCCGGCTAGCGTTATCGTAAAGTCGTCGACATTGAAGTCTAACGTTCCGTCCCCGTCTTCGTAAGAAACCGCTATGCCGCTCTCTGTATTTGAGGAGACCATTGCGCCGATAATGTCCTGGACCCGTTCGGCGTTAAGCGTGACCGCGCCACTCGAAACCGTGAAATCTGTCGAATCAAACGACGCGACACCTTTGTTGCTGTCTGTCGCATCTTCGGCGCTGATGGTGACTGCTGCTGTCTCGCTACCAGATCCGCTAACGTTTATTCCTTCCCCTGCAGCAACTGTTGCTACGTAATTGCCAGTCGTATCCGTACCCAGGGCGACAGAGTTCGCGACAATCGTAGCAGTCAGCGTCGCATTACCTAGCTCTGTCAATGTTGCACTACCGCTAAGATCTCCTGCTAAGGTAATGACCGGTGACTTGTTGATCGTGGTTGCGTTGGATATATCGCCGCCGTTGATGTCCACAGTATTCAAAACCGGCGCTGTCAGCGTTTTGTTAGTGAGCGTTTGTGTACCGGTCAGCGTTGTTACCGTGCTGTCAATGTTTATGGTTACCGTATTCCCCGACCCAACCGATGTCAGACCAGTGCCACCGGCAATAGTTAAGGTTTCGCTATCCAAGTCAATTGATAAAGCACCACCGGAATCTGCTTGAAAATCAAGGTCTTGCGACGTTATCTCAGCATCGACATAAGCTTTGATGGACTGTTGTGTTGCAAGTGCGGTGTTGCTGTTTGATCCCAGGTTGTCTTCATCCAGGATCTGGGTGACGGTTGCTCCCCCCGTCGTAAACTGAAGATTAAAAAGCTTTGCCGTTAAGCTTTGTGCGGCCGTAGCCTGGCTATCAACCCACTGTGTATTGCTGTGATCGTAGACTAAAAGAGAGCCAGCCGTGCTTGCCGTGCTGTCTGCTACGCTTCGGCCTAGTACAGTATTCGGACCGGCGAGACCTTGTGTCCCGGCAGTGACTACCGAGATAGAGCTTGTACCTTCGACAGTTATTGAGTTGATTGTACTGCTCACCGGCTGATACCCCTCCGTATAGTGAACGTGCCTTCCAATATGCGAAACACGTTGCTGTTAGCATCCACAATCTCTAGGTCATAGACGCCCTCTGTGGCAATCAGTCCTTCGGTATCAGATGCGCTAATTGTAAGCGTAACGGTGCCAGCGGATGCGCCAAGCGCGATGCGTCCGTTACCTGTTGTCAGTGTCAATAAAGAGGACGTTGCTTCTGGGCCTGTTCGCAAGTCCATTTCGGCGCTCGTGTAGCCAGTCAAATTGACTACCGAGTCCGACGAATCTTTTAGAGTAAGCGTGTGACCGAATGTCGCCCCTTGCTCAATTATAAAGTGATGAAACCCAGCGCTCACGGCCTACTCCCATATCGCGCTAGCCCTCTGTCTTCTTGGGCCTTCCGCGCTTCTTCGTTGTCTTTTTTACTTCCTCAACCGGCTTTTCTTCCCACGCCTCATTGACATCTGGCGTTGACGGGTCATCCGCCTTAAACGAGCCGTCTTCATTCCTAGCCCTTACAAGTTCAGTTTCTGGTTCTTCTGCTGTCTCTTCTGGAGCGTCAACCTTCAGCTCCATCGCCCAACCGTTTGCAACAAACGTATTCATGAGATCTTCTTGCCACTCTTCGCCGGCATTGACTATCTCATCCAGCTCATAAAGCTTTGTGCTTAGACCCTGGGAGTCTGCTGTTCCAGCTTTCGGGACCAGTATTTTGAAAACCTTATTCGCCATTTCTTTCTCCTAAAAGGATTGGGGGGCAAAGCCCCCCGTCACCTTATACAGTGCTGCTAGAGTCAGCGTCAGTGCTGTGTCGGGGCGCACCCTTCACGACTGTTGCTGCTATAGGCGTTCCATTGGAATGTGTGCCAGTAAAGTCGGCCACCACCCTGATGTAACGCGATCCACCTACATAACCAATCGTGGTTATTTGTGGAGTTTCACCGTTTGCATCCAAAGTTAAGAAGATGCCATTGCTGTCAACGCTTCCGTCAGTCACAGACGTTGCCGCTGTTACTGCTGAGAAAGTGCTGTTGTCGCTGGACTCTTCTAGTTTGAAGTCAACTTTGACTGAGCCGGAAAGCGTATCGCCCTCGACGCCAGTAGATACAACAACAACCGCAGACTCGAAGAATTGAAGATCAACCCCCGTGCCGTTGGTGTCGCTGGTGCCTACTACGGGAGCGATGCTTTGGACAGCCGAAACGCTGTTCGCTAGATCTTTCATTTTACCCCCTAAGTTGAGACTTTCTGTTTAACGATAGCTTCCGCCAGAATGACCTGACCACCAGTCCTCTTCCTGGCTACATACCGGACGTTGCCGGTAGTTGCCTGGGTAAAAGGATCTCGCAATACAGCCAGATTTATTCTGTCGACGATCATGTACGCTCTTCGGAAATCACCGAAAGCAATCGGGAAGTTACCAGCGCCAACATCAGGCATATCTGTCGCCTCGACATATGGATATCCCAAAATTGTGTTGGTTACGCCACCAGTCAACGTCATCCCTGCTTGGAATACATACTGACCAGCCGTGTCCTTCAGCTTTCTGATTGCCGCGAGAGTGCTTCTGTTAAATACAAAAGTACCTGATCGCGCATAATCTGCTTTGATTGAGTGAACCAAAGTGATGAGTCCGTCTGCTAACAATGCGCTAGCGTTACCAGATACCACTTCGCTCACGCTTGAGTTAGTCATAAAGCCTTCGGGCTTACCGACCGCATCGCCACTGACAAATGCTGTGCCTTCCAGCAAAGCAAATCTCTCGGCGAACTCAGCTTGCATTTCTGCCTCAAGGTCAAAAACAGTGTCTTCCAAGTCTTGCTCAGAGATGTCGATCAAAGCGTAGTACTCGTGAGCTGGTATCTCTTCGAGCCCTACAGTGTAACCTGTAGTTTCTGAACGAGTCCCAGACTCAGCAACCCACGCGGCTGCAAACTGACCCGTCCTCTTTGGGACCTGGATGCTGCGTTGTGCGGTTTGTCTGATTCTTGCTATTGAACGAATTGGAGAGATTTCAGTGATCGTCTTGATCAACTCTCTGACATACTCTGGGGGCGCTAAAAAGCCACCAGTGCTGTCATTGCTTACTGTCAACGCCTTCTTTTCATCGGGCTCCAGTCCCTCTATACCTTTTCTGCAATACTGGTCAAACGCGCTCATTGTCGCGTCAACTTGCTTGCTATCAAAGCCAGAGTTAGGTCTGGTGACTACAGTGTGAATCTGCTCCATCTGCTCTTTGAGATTCTCTTGAGCTGCTTGTTGCTTAGTGATCGCTTGGTTTACGTCTTCCAGAGAGTCCATTTTAGCCTCTATTTTGGCTAGTTTCTCATCCAGAATCGGATCTGCCTCGTTCTTTGCAACTTGTTCTAGCTTCTCATCATAGGTCTGCTTGAACTGCTCAAAGGTCTCGCCAAGGTTTTGGATAGCTGATTTGATTTCTGCTTCCATCCTAGTTTCCTTTAATTTGATTAACGAGTTGGTTGAGTGCTGATAGCTCGTCACCCATGTCCGGTGCATCTCGCACGGTCAGAGTTTCGACTATAGCTTTGGCTGCTGCCTTTGCTTCTGAACGAGAAATTGAAAAAGCATCGCGCAGTCCATTTTCCCATTCTCTGATGGATATATCCTGGCCTTTCACCGATCTCACCATAGCTTTTGGATTCATCGGGAAGGTCACCAGTGACACCTCCATTAGATCTACTTCATCAATGACCCGACGCTTCGAGCGCGGCTCATAGCTGTAACCCTTTGGGTCTACTTTAAAACCGATAGATAATCCGTCCAAAGCGCCCATCTTCATCAGCTCATACGCTTCTCGCCCTGCTTGTGTCTGCAAGGCAAGCCTTCCTTTAACATATAAGCCCTGCTCATCTTCTTTGATCTGGTCAAACACGCCAATCGGCATATCTGTCTTATGCTGATAAAGAAGCTTGACTTTCTTGGGGCCTCTTCT